TACTTCCTTACGGAGCTTGCGCTTTTCAATAGTAGTCTTGTGCCCCATCCGTATGAAACCGGAACCAAAGGTATCAGCATCGTGCATTACGGAATCTATGACTACGCTCCACCTGGCCTTGTCCATCTCACGGAGCATGATATCACGGATATTCTCTGATTGGTCTTGTTCCCCTAAATCAAACCTACTGGATATTTCAAGGGGAGGATTAACTCCACACATAGTCTTGAAGATATGGCTGTGTATAGTTTCCCGGTGCGAAGCCGTAATGCCTACATGGACTTTAGACTGCCACGGCTCCTTCTTGGCGGCTATGTCGGGATCGTATATACAATCCGCATTGCGCTGATACTTCGTCCATTTAGGTTCATACGAAGCCTTGCGCCACGATTCCGACTTGCTAATGAACCCATTACAATGAGATAGAAGTTCAGTTTTAGCACCGAAGAGGGCCATCTCGCGCATTTGCTTTTCCTTCGCACCCTCTATCTCATTCAAGTATTCAGCCGCTTCGGGTTTAATTTCAATATCCATGATATCTCCTAATTTCCTACGCCATAGTGGGCTGCTTTCTGTTCCCACGGCCTATCGGGTTCAATCTCTGGGTTACTCATAGCCAGGTATCTAACACAATCCGCAAAGTCCTTATAATTTTCTTTAGGCTTGCCCGTCTTTTCATCTCGGCTCCACCTTTCAAGCGCATGAATAGTATTAAGACAATGGTCTGCAACTAACAGTCTAGGTCGGTTAAGGTTGTCTATCGGCTTGCTCTTATCATACCGCAGTAAATCTTTAACTTTCAATATGCCAGTTTCAACTTCACTTGAGGCATCAGCTATGCTATACGAATCTTGGAAGTCTATGCCAAATTCTCCAAACTCTTGCTTTAATGTCATGCCCCCCAAAGTCCTACGAACATTACCGAAATGCCTGTCTAGTATCCTTGTACCAATGGGGCGGCGTTCCTCTTTAGTCTTGAACAACTCCGCATATTCCTGTACTGTCAAATTACTATCTTTCATCCCTTGGAACTCTATGCCAAGGGGATACTCGTCATATATCTGTAAAGTGCCTGTAGCATCAATAGCGGCCCAAATACAGGCTAACGGCTTGCCAATGGCAGGGTCAACTATGTGGTAGGTTTCTTTGCCTCCAAGGAAGTGGGCAAGGTCTGTGTCTAGTTTAAATGTGTGGATATCACGGGAAAAGGTCTTGAATATCTGTCCGGCAAGGTGGAGGAACTTGCCATTAAGTCTTGCCTCTCTATCATCAGGGTCGCAAGAATCTGATAAAGCTTGAATTGCGGAATGGGGGATAACTCCATTAACTCCATGCTCAATACAATTTTCTTCGGTTGAGCCATAGATAACCCTAATGTCTGATTTACCCGGCATGGGCCACCAACCTATCGTATATCCAAGCGGAGTTAGTAAGGGGAGTTAGAGGCATTAAAACCTTACCGCCATACTTCATACGAGATAGTCCAGCGTTAAATATTGCTTCAGGAGGGGGTTCATTATAAATAGTGACCGAACGGGTAACACCTTCAAACTGGTCTAATGCCATATCGTAGGTTAGCAAGTCTATCAACCACCCATTAGCCGTAAACTGGCAGGGGTAAGTCTTACCCATCTTATCCCCTTTGTACTGGCCTACGGGCCACCACTTCTTTATTTCCGTTTGTACTGACCCTATTATCTCTAACTCTTTGGGTGTTGATACTATCCGCGCCATCTTTGGGAAAGGCCAGGATTTGAAGGTGGGGTTTTGAAAGCATTTATGTTCTGCTTGTTCGGGCCAGATTAAGGCTCCTAAAGCTACTATTGCCGCTGCCGTCTTGCCGATCCAGTTCCCGGCGGGAAACAATATTATCCTTGCTTCGGGGTCTGCTATCGCTTCTATAAACCTTGCTTGCGCTCCGTTAGGCTTAAACAACCTTAACGGCTCCATTGTCCTACGCCGTTCTAGTTCGTAGTTGATTAAGTCTAATTCCTCATTTGACATCAGCGGTTAGTTTGGCTTTAAGTGCTTCAAGTTTCGCAGTATCTATACCTTCAAACGGATTCTCTGTTACATCAGCGTTAAGGTTGGTTTGTATTGGCTTCCCCTCTATTCTGTCAGTAATAATGCTAATCGCAGCCAACTTATCTTTGTTGCTGCTACCGGGGTCTAGTGCTATACGGACTAATTCATCTGCCAGTAGTCTATTAAACGGCCTTCCGGTAGTTTTTTCTTGCTCTTGTAGCTTCTCTACTAGATACGCTGATATTTGCTTCTTAACTGGTCTTGCCATACTTTTGAATTATATTATTAAATAAACTTATTCTTTTATATTATCTAGCAGTTTTTGAAGATTTTCTTTATTTTGATAGAACTTGACAATATTATATATATGTCTAAAAAACTCTTTATGAGTCCTTTGCATTTTACCAGTATTGCATATCCCACAACACGCCACAACATTATCTAGGCAGTATCCCTTTTTGCTATCCACCCTATCTATACCTATTGTTTTAATCTCTGCTCCGCAATACACGCACGGCTTACCCCACAAGGACAAGAACTCATTATCCGTCAATAAAAAATCTATCCCTCTATCTTTCGCCCCCTTCCTATATTCAGATATTTTACCCTTTACTGATTGTCTATATTTGGCTTTTGCCTTTCTATTCCTATCTGAAAATTCCTTTGTTCCTTTTCTATCGTAATAATATTTATTAAAGTAGCCCCTAACCTTTTCCCTGTTTTCCTCTGTCCACTTTTGTGCGGATTCTATCATTTTCTCCCTATTTTTTTGATAGTATTCTTTTGAATATGCCATAAATAGTGCCTAGGGTTACTAGGCAAGGAGTGTATTTACACTCACCATAACCCTTTGGATATTACCGCAGGGATATATTGATTATAAGCCATGTTAGGATTTGTGTCAATACTTTTCACGATCTCCGTCAACCAGGAAATCTTTCTTACAATCCATACAATGCCATAGTCCGTCGCGCAGCCGTATTACCTTTAGGGAATCGTTGCTATCGCATATAGGACAATGGAAGTATGCTTTTTGTGGTTTAAGTTCTTTTGAGGGTTTGGTGTTGAATAGGCCGCGCTTGGATATTTTAGCCATTAGTTTTTATCACTCTTTACCGGAGCGTTGAACTTATCGTTATACTGGGCTAACATCCACATTAGAGGGCCTCTTATTACTTTGGGTATTGTAGTAGCAGAATATACCACACAATGGGAGCGAGGGTCAAGCCCCCTCACCACATCAGTGTTCTTCACTATTTGGCAGCAAGCCATATCCAACGCCGCCTCCAGTTCTTTCTTCGTGGTCTTCATTTCGGTTCCCCCCATATAACAAATATTGCTATGCCAACAACCATACCTATCATCCCTGTAACTAATACTGGGAGTAAAGACCAATGTCCATCAGGTAAAACATGAAGCCCATATGCCGTAGCCCATATTGAACCCAAGAACACTAAACCGCCCAAGACAAATCCTCTCATATCTCTCCTCCTCCTTTTTACTTGCCCTCTGGCCCCTTTCCCTGCTCCGTGGTGGGGCGGGGCATAGAGTCCAACACTAAATTATTATGCTCCTCTGCCCACTCGTTAAGTTCTTTTCTGGCATTGTTTAGTTCTTCAAGTTCCTTTATGTCCTCGTCGGTTTTGTCTGGCTTGTTTACCAACCGCACGATACTGGACACCACAAAGTCGGAAATTACTTCGTAAGATTCCTTGCTTATGTATATTCCTATCTTCATTTCTCCCCTCCTTTCTCGGCCTTGGTGGGCAAATTGGGGCAGTTTTTATATCTAGGCAATTCGCAATCTTCTCCTTGGCATTTCTGTTTTAGAAAGTAACATTCGTCAGGGTGCAATAGCCATCTATCAGAATACCCCCACGCCTGCCACATCAAAAACCTTTGGATGGCAGCATAGCCGGTTTCCGCCTCCACATCTCTAGATTGGAACTCTTTATAGGGGGATGGCCTATTAGGGTCAAAAACGCGGGGCATTGTGTTGTGTATCGCATGAACAGAGTCGTCGTAATCTTTCGCCTCATACGACTGAAAGTACCAATCCTGGTTATCATTAATCTCTGCATTTGCGTACCCAGTTACTGTAAATCTCATATTTCCTCCGAATAGCAATCTTCCATGTTCCACCCACGTTCTCGCATACCTGATTCCGCTACATCTTTTATAACGTGCAAGTTGTCTCCGAAAACAATGAAATAATCATCAACCTTTGTGTTTGTTATTTTGTATTTCATGTCACCGTCCCCCCTTAACACCATCCAGTCCCTCTAAATAGGCCCTCGCCTTGGCCTCGCACTCGGCGTAGGTAGGGGCATCGCAGTTAACCTTATCGTATACGGATTCCTTGTTCATCTCTTTTGAGCAAAGGTTTATTTCCCAACCGGGGCAAGCCTTAATCGGAGGCAGAATGTCCTGTACATACCACCCCTTCCTATCAGCCAACACCGCCAGCGGATCCTCTACCTTGGCGTGGCGGTCTTCC